CGACACAGAGCCGACAGAGGCCGGCAGAGAGACAGGTGAGAAAGAGCCCGGGTGCTCAGAGAGCAGCCGGGCGGCCTCCGCCTCGGGGAGCTCGCGCACCTGCCCCGGCAGCCACGACTCGACACAGTGCGAGCTGTAGCCGCCGGGCCAGGGGCACGGATCCGCGAGGCGGAGCGTCACGGCAGATCCGCCCGGCGGAGAGAGACGATCATGCGAGACCGCGAGGCGACGCCGGCACCGGCCGACGCGACCTCGAGCTTGAGCACGTCTCCCTGCGACACGACAGCGGCGGCCCCGGTCGGGGTCGTCACGGTCTCGGGAGTGCCCGCCACGCTGTTGGTGGCAGCGTACGACCGCGCGCCGATCGTCTGGGATGCAGTCGCGTTGGTCAGCGTGTAGACGGTGTAGTTCGTGCCGTGCGCGGTGACGGCGATCTCGGGCAGGAAGCGGACGCGCTCGATCAGCCACTTGCCCGGCGCGTTGAACTGGACGTACATGTCGGCCGAGGTGCCGGCCCCGATGGAGGCGGCGGTCGGACCGATCACGATCTCTGCGAAGTTGATGATCATGGTGTTTCTCCGCTCCTATCAGGAGGCCGAGAGGTTGTACGAGAAGTGGACATCCTTCACGGTCGATCCGACCGCGTCAAGTGCCCGGAACAGGGTGCGGAAGCGCATCACGAGCGTCTGCGTGTTGTTCGTAATGTCGGTTGCGGACTCGAGCATGGCACCCTGGCGGACGCAGTACTCGAACCGAGTACGGTCAAACTGCAGCATGCCGGTCTTCGCTCCGCTGCCGTTCGTGTAGAGTCCGCTGGTCTCGAGATCCGCGGAGAGGGCCCAGGGGATCACGACCGGGATGAACCCCTGCAGGAATCCGACCTGACCGGGGAGGAGGCCGCCCTGGCCGACCTTGCCGGTGAGGACCGACGCGAGCGCACCGACCTTTTCGAAGGTGGAGAACTCGGAGAAGGCCGTAGCGTCCAGCATCTTGGTGAAGAAGTATTCCCAGGACGGGGCCACGATGATGTTGCTGCCAGCCATGTAGCCACCCATCATGGACCGGGCGGAGAGCTTGCCGAGGGCGGTGCGCAGGCCGGCGAAGGTCTGCGTGGCCGACTGGTCGGTCGTCATGCTGGTCAGGTCGTACGCGCGCGGGCGGAGGCCCAGCCAGCGGCGGCGGTGATCCGCGGTGGTGCCGAGGCCGGAGGTGCCGCCGAGTTCGCCGCGGTTGTCCCAGGCGCTGATCGTGTCCTGGTGGGTCGCGTTGGTGTCGCCGTTGATGATCGTGTCGTCCTCGGCAAACTGAATCGCGCGGACCATCTCGGCGGAGAGCTCGGGGAGGATCGCGATGATCGAGTCCTCTTCGAACTCCCGATCGATCTGGGTGGCCACGTAGGCAGAGGCCGGGTCGATCTGGCTGTTCGCCGTGGTGAGCGTCGCCAGCGTCACGGACGCCGGGTTGTCCGCGCTCGGTGCCGCGTGGCGGTAGACCCGGAGGCGCCCGGAGCGCTGCGGGATCTTGACGCCGCCGGGGGGCAGGTTGCGACGGTTGAAGATCGCCGCGAAGTTGCTCGGCACGAGCACGTCGCGCTCGAGCTCGGGCAGGAAGGTGTCGGGGACCCACTCGGCGCCGATCCCGGACGAGTCAGCGAAGATCTTCGCCACGACCGGGCCGCACGCCTTGGCGGCCTCGCGCACCTCGGCGTCGAGGCGCGGGGTGAACTTCCGGCCGACCGGGAGGTGCATGCGCGCAAAGTTCCTGCGCGTCACGGCGCGCTGGAGATCGAGCTGCTCGCGGCACCGGGGGGCGTCGTCGAGCAGGCCGGGGCGCCAGGAGCGCACGACCTGTCCGCGGTCGATCTCGGTGACGAAGTGCCCACCGAGCTGGACGGCGGGACCATCCTTCACGGTGAGGTACTGTGCGGCATCCTTGATGTCGACGGCACGGTGGACGTAGACCCCGTCCAGATCGGAGCGGGTCCCGAGCTTCGCCTCCTCGGCGGCCCGGTGCGCGGCGATCTGCGCCTGCTGCAGATCGTGCATGGCGGTCCGGGTGACCTCGATCTTCTTCTCGAGGTCGGCGGTACGCGCCGAGATATCCGTCTTGAGATCGTGGAAGATCTTTGCGACCTTCTCGGCCTCGGTCTCCACGGCTGGAGTGGTGCTCACATGTGCTCCATCAGGCGACTGTAGAGGGTCGCGTAGAAGGTGGTGCCGCTCGCCGCGGCTGGGGAGGGAGCGGCCTCGAGGAGGCCGCGGACGAGATCGCCGAACTCACGGTAGTCCCGCAGCTCGGAGACAAGCCACCGCGAAAGCTCGCGGCGGTGCTCCGGCGGTGAGGCGCGGAGCAGATCGAGGAGGGTGGCCTGGACCACCGGTGGCGTCGGATCCGACACAGTCGGCACGGAGCGCGCGACGTAGGACCGCTGCAGCGCCTCGGGATTCATGGGGATCGTGGCCGACGAGAACTCGAGCAGACTGTTTCCCTCGTAGTACCAGCCCGACATCTGCACGGGCCCGAACCATGTCTCCACGGTCTGCGCGGGCTGGTACGCGGCGTGATCCTGGGGCAGCTTGTGGCGCTCGGTTTTCTTGCTCGAGCGGAAGCCCACGGAGCCAGCGCGGCGGATCCCCTGCAAGTGCTGGTGACCGACGGAGCGGATCGACGGGTCGGGATTCTCGAGGTCCCAGCGGACGCGGATCACGAGCCGGCCGGCGTCGTCGCCGGTCTTCGGCACGGTCGCCTCGACGCCGGTACCGACGACGCGGCGGGCGTCGTGATTGTCCAGGATCACGGGATTCGAGCGAAACTCACGCAAGCGCCAGTCCTGGCGGACCACGTCCATCGCGCGATCCGGGGTGTCGGTCGACGCGACGAAGAGGGTAGTACCGGCCTCCTTGTCGGACGACGAGGCACGGACGAGGACCGTAGCGGATCCGTCGCGCTCCTCGCACGTGTCCCAGGCCCAGGACACGCCTGCGGGCTCGGTCTCCTCGGTGTCGTCGTTCACGCTGCCTCCAGACTCGCGACGATCCGCGCCGCACGGTCTGTAGTGAATGCACGGAGCGTAGCAAGATCGTACCCGTCACGCACAGCAAGGCGGACAGCCTCGATCGTGGCGCCCACGATCCGCTCCGCGTACTGCCGCGCCGTGTCCGGATCCGCGACAGACTCGAGGGCCCCGATCGCGCGCTCGACCTCCCACTGTCGGAGGATCGCCACGTCGGCGCCCTCCTCGAGGGCTTGCGCGATCGCGCGGTACCGCTCGACCGAGGCGCGAAGGTAGTCCGCCACGGGCTGGATCTTGTCCCCCTGCGGCTCCTCGGGCTTCTTGCTCGGTCCGTTGCTCGGCTTGACGCCGGCCGCGTGATCCGGGTCCATCGCCGGCGCGGCGACGAAGCCCTCGTAAGCCGCGGCCTCGTTCGGATCCGCACCGAGCGCGGCCCACGTCACCACGCGCTGTTGCGCCTCGGTGAAGCTGATCTGCAGCGCCTCAACATCGGTGAAATCGTGCTCGATCCGCACCCCTGGCTGCGCGAGCGTCGAGAAAGCATCGTCGAAGGCGCGCGCCCGAGCCCGCACAGTCTCCCAGTAGGTGCGCATCTGTTGCTTCTGGGTGCCGTAGTTCGCGGACGCGAGCCCGGCGCGCGCGGGGGGCACGCCGAACACAGCAAGGACGGTGTCGCGGATCTGCTCGGATCGGCTGGCGAACTCGAACTCACGCGGGGACCATGACAGCTGCTGCACCTTTAGATCGCGCCCGACCGTGAAGGCGAGGCGTCCGTTTTTCGCCGCCGCCTCCCAGCGCTTGTCCAGTTGCTCCTGATCCTTCGGGTCGATCCCCTTGTCGGACGTGAAGATCACGTCTGGGCGCCCGCGCTGGGCTTGCTTCGCCGCAAGCCGCTTGACCCCGAGCTCCATCGTGAGATCGTCGTGGAGACAGCGGATCGCGGACTCTCCGAGAGCGCTCGCGGGGCCGGTCTCCCACGACACGTCCCGAATGTGCAGGATCGCGGCTGGCGGGATCGTGTGGAGTGTGCCGTCATCGTCGCGGTAGTGGTACTCCACGATCTGGTGGCCGATTCCCGCCGTGCGTGCAGCCATCCGTGCCGGGTGCAGCCGGATCAGCTCGAGCGGCGACGGACGCCACGCGTACGCGTTTCCGGTCAGTAGGTAGTCCACCCAGAGCTGCCGGCGGAGGTGACTACCCGTGATCCCGGTCGACGGCCTCTCGAGGAGCAGGAGCGCCGGATCCTGGACCTGCCGCCGCGTCCCGTCCGGCTGGATCTCGACCGCGATCAGCGGGAGTTGGCCCGCGTCGTCGCTCACCGCCCGGACACACGTCCACACCCACGGGAACCGGGCCAACGTCGAGAGCGACCACTCGGGGTGGTAGGTCTGGCCCACGTCCTCGCCGGAGCCGAGGAGCCACGCCCCGCCCGTGCCAGCGCGGGTGAGCCAGTCGATCGCGGCACGGACGAGAGCCACCATGCCGGGAGCGTATCACACACAGTCGAGATCGAGCAGGATCAGAGACGGCGCCACGCATCAACTGCACCGTCCAGGAAGCGCAGCGCGTCGACGGCGTGATCGCCACGCTTGATCGGGCGCCTCGTCGTCGGATCCCACCGATACGACTCGATCTCGCGAATCAGGTTCGTGCAGGATCGGAACACCTTCAGCCGAGGCCTGCCGTCCGGGCGGATCGCCATCCGCTGGCGCACCCTCGAGATCCCCGCCTCCACCTCGCGCTCGGCAGGGTCGAAATAGAGCCCGTGCTCGCGCCAGACCTCCGCCGCGGCCTGCCCGCCGGCCGACGGATCCCCCACGGACTCGCGGTAGCCAACCTCGCCGTCGAGCTCGCGGGACTGTGCGGTCACGGCGTCCGCGTGGTCACCGTAGGTCCGCCCGCGCTCGTAGTACTCGGCGTAGACGTAGAGGGTGCCGTCGTCACCGAGTGCGCCCCAGAGGACGGCGGTCGGGTCGTCGAGGCCGTAGTCCACGGCGCGGAAGCGAGGCCAGTCCGGATCCGGCACGAACTCATCGCAGACGTGCCCGGGGCCCCACCGGTCGCCGGTGCCTCGAGTCCACTCGACGAAGATCGCGCCCTTGCGGTCGACGAACTGGCCTCGCTGGCGGATCTGGCGCTCCTCCTCTGTGAGGGATGCCAGCCAGCGCTGGACGGACTCGTAGTCCGGCACGAGCACGTTGTGCGTGGTATCGAGCTCGATCACGCGGCAGTCGTAGCGGCGGGCCTGGTACAGATCGTCGTAGACCCAGGTCATGCCGTTCTGCGGCGTCATGTCGAGCACGATCCGCCCGCCGACGGAGGAGGCACCGCGCATGAGTTCGTCGAGGATCAGCCGGCCCTCGTCGCCCTCGGGTTCCTCGGTGATCGCGGCGAATCGTAGCTCCGAGCCCTTGAACTTGCGGTGACCCTGGTCGCAGGACTTGAACCAGATCGTAGCGGGTCGCGTGTAGCCCGGCACTGCGATCTCGATCCGGGCCTCAACCGGCGTGTTCAACATCCACGTCTGTACGCCATGCGACGGGAGCAGCGCCTCGATCGGCTTGCGGTGCAGCGAGATCGACGTAGATCCGGTCTGGGCAACAAGACAGACCTGACCGGGACCGTCGGGGATCAGATCGGCGGGGAGGTCGTTGTCTCGCACCCAGGCACGGACTGCGGGGTGGTCGCCGCCGAGGGCGAAAGCGACGGATAAAAGCAGAATAGCATACGTTTTGCCGCTGCGGTTGCCTCCGAGTGCCAGCGTCAGGGGGGCCACGAGAGAGGCCGCGAGGCGCCGCTGATCGTAGGGGGCATCATCCCGCCGCCAGAGTGTGGAGACCGCGAGGGGGTGGTGGCGCGCGATCGCGTCGAGTTGCTCGATCTCCGTGGCAGTCGACTCGAGGAGTGCGGCCACGTCCTCGGCTCCGAGCTTGGAGAGG